AACCGCAACGATGAGACTAGAGTATACGGGCAGCAACGCTTTTGAGTTGAGTGCTGAAGTGGGTCAGAACACGTACAACGCCGTATCCTCATTGCCTCATGTGTTTGAGATTGCCAGTGTCGAAAAGATGCGCCTCGATGCCAGTGGGAACTTGCTGGTGGGTAAGACTGTTCTTGAATACGTCAGCAACGCTGGGGTTATTCTCCGTAATGATTGTCTTGTAAGCGCCGTCAGAAGCGGCGGTAATGTTGTTAACCTTAACAGGCTGTCCAGCGATGGAGAAATTGTTCAGCTAAACAAAGACGGCGTAGGAGTCGGTAGTATTGGTGTTGCGGCTAGCGATAGGTTGTACATTGGTCAAGGAGATACGGGTCTTAGGTTTGCCGCTGATAGCAATTTAATTACACCTTGGAACCCCTCCACAAACTCAAATAGCGATAATTTGCTAGATTTAGGGAATAGCACAAACCGCTGGAAAAATGTTTACGTAGGAACCGGTGTCTACCTCGGCGGCACAGGCGCTGCTAATAAGCTGGACGACTATGAGGAGGGGGCTTGGATTCCTACGATTAATAGTGGAACTTTTACAGCAACGTCGGCTACTTACACAAAAATAGGTAATTTAGTCACTGTTAGAGCAAACCTTAACGATCTGTCCGACCACCTGACCGCAACCAATATCTCAGTAGGCGGGCTCCCGTTTCTACCAAGAACTCCTCATGCAGGTCCTGGCCCTACAATGTTTAGATACTTTGGAAGGACAGACGCGTCTCAGATGAACTCTTATGTAGCTTCGGGAACTTCGGCTGTCACTTTCTATTGGAGTTTTACATCAGGTGTCCAATGGGAAAACGTGACGTTTGCCGATGGGACTCAAACCAATATGGACCTTATCTTTTCAGTTTCCTACGAAACTGACCTTTAACAACCATACGCCTAGTGGATTCTAGGCACAGACAGTCGATCTCAAGTTTTCTCATATTATAAATAGAGGATAAACTCTAATGTAATATGGGAAAACAATGAGTATTAGCAAACCTGCAACAAGAGAAGAATTCAAAGAATTTTGTCTGAGAAGACTCGGTGCGCCTTTATTAGAGATAAATGTGGCTGACGAACAGGTCGAAGACTGTGTTGAGGTATCCTTAGAGTATTATCACGACTATCACTTTGACGGCACCAGAAAAACCTTTCTAGCCCACGCGGTCACGCAAGATGATATTGACAACAAATACCTTCCCATTGCGGAAAACATCATTGGTGTAACAAACATTTTACCGATTGGCGGTGCGTTCTCTGCTAACAGTATGTTTAACATCCGATATCAAATGTCACTTAACGATGCGTTTGCTTTCAACTACGGGCCAGCAGCACCATACTATATGGCCATGCAGAACATTGCGTTGATGGAAGAACTATTCGTAGGTCAGCAAGGGTTGAGGTTCAACCGACACACCGATAAGTTGTATATTGATACAGATTGGACCGGGCGTATTACTGTTGGTGAATACATTGTTATTGAAGCATACGAGAAGTTAGATCCAGACACTTATCCTGATGTATGGAATGATAGATGGTTGAAGAGGTATGCTACCGCACAAATCAAGAAGCAGTGGGGCGAGAACCTCAAGAAGTTTGAAGGTATCCAGATGCCTGGCGGTGTTATGTTCAATGGTCAAAAGATCTGGGATGAGAGTTCGGAAGAACTTGCAAAGTTAGAAGAAGAAATGATATCCTCATTTTCATTACCTGTTTCAGATATGGTAGGCTAAGATGGCACGTAATGCTTTTTACAATCAGTATGCAGAAGTAAAACAGGAACAAAATCTTGTTGAGGATCTTATAATTGAAGCCATTAAGATTTATGGTTTGGATGCATATTATCTTCCAAGAACACATGTGAATTTAGATGCTTTGTATACAGAAGATACGCTAACTAAGTTTGATGATGCGTTAGAACTAGAACTTTATATTAAAACTTATGATGGATTTCTAGGGCAGCAAGAGTTCTTATCCAAGTTTGGATTACAGGTAGATGAATCAATAACATTCACTGTAGCCAAGAAACGATTTACTCAATCATTGACAGAAAGTATTTTAACAGAATATAATCACAATGTTATTCTGGAGAACAAAGACAATTTAATTAAAGAACAGACATATGATTATGCTGACATATTACGCCCCAGAGAAGGTGATTTAGTATACTTACCTTTGGCTGGATATATGTACGAGATTAAGTTTGTAGAACATATTGAAACATTCTTTCAATTAGGTAAGTTGTATACTTACGAGATTAAATGTGACAGATACGAGTATTCAAGTGAAGTACTTGATACTGATATTGCTGCAATTGATGGCATCGAAACTGATTTAAGTGCTGATATATCAATCAATGCTGAAGTGGAAGATGTTGATGAGACAGCCGACAATGCTTACATCGAGTCTAGAATAACAGATCAAGATATATTAGATATGTCTGAAACAAATCCATTCGGTAGTTAGTTCTAACCATAATGATAGGCTACACCGATAGTGTAACACCTTGTCAAGTAAATGTCAAGCAATTTAGGAAAAATATATGATATTTGGTCACGATTACTACCACGGCACAATTAGAAGATATGTCATTATGTTTGGCAACATCTTTAACGACATGCAAGTCAAACGATATGACTCGCTCGGTGCTTTGTCACAGACATTGAATGTTCCTATTTCATATGGCCCCAAGAATAAGCAGATAGAAAAAGTTTTGGCTGACCCTGACTTTACTCGTTCTGTGTCTACTATACTTCCTAGAATTGGTTTCACGATGACTAGTTTGGGATACAATCCTATTCGGAAACTAAACCCATTTTCAAAGTTTAAGGGAAGTCTCAACACAGATCTTTCTAATTTCCAATCTACATATGCGCCTGTTCCCTACGATTTCAATTTCTCGTTGAGTATATTAGCGAAGAATGCTGAAGATGGAACACAACTAATCGAACAGATTTTACCATTCTTTGTACCAGATTTTACTGTGACAATGAAGGTTCTGCCGGCTATTGAAGTGACTATGGATATTCCTATTGAATTGGGTTCGGTAACATCTGATGACAGTTATGAAGGAGACTATCAAACAAACAGAATATTAACTTGGGATTTAGAATTCACTGTTAAGGGTTATTTGTTTGGCCCAGTTACCACTAATAAATACATCACAAATGCTGAAGTTGCGTTCTTCCAATACGACTCATTGGTTGCGGAAGATACCTACAATTATGTCGGGGATGCCAACTTTGACTTTACGGAGGTTATATCATGATGAATAAGACGGACAAAAACTTAAGTGATTTCTTTGGATTACCCGTAGATATGAGTAATGTTATTGAAGTGGAAGCCGAAGAAGTGGTGCAGCCTATTGCTGCTCCGGTAGTCAAGAATACTACTATCGACGATGACTACGAATATGCTAGAGGAAACCTAAAAGGTTTGATTGAGAATGGTAAGAATGTTATTGAAAACATTATGTACTTGGCCAAAGAAAACGAATCCCCTCGCGCATACGAAGTCGCAGGGCAACTAATTAAAACGATTGCGGATACCAACAAAGACCTGTTGGACTTAGCGAAGAAAGTTAAAGATGTTAAGAAAACAGACGACAAGACCCAAGAAACTGGGGTGACAAATGTTAATAATACATTATTCGTAGGAAGCACAGCAGAACTACAGAAATTGATTGGACAAAATAAATAATGACAACAACACAGTATCTCGGCAATCAGAATCTGAAAGCCGCTGGTGTTGCGATAGATTTTACCAAAGAACAGATCGAAGAGTACATGAAATGTGCCGAAGATCCTGTATACTTTATAATAAACTATTGTAAGATCGTAACACTTGATCATGGTTTGCAACCATTTGATTTGTATGAGTGTCAGAAAAAGAAGATTAAAGTTATCCATGATAATAGGCGGATCATCCTTATGGAAGGTCGTCAGCAGGGGAAGACAACCAGTTCTGCGGCCTATATTCTATGGAATACACTTTTTCACGCTAGTAGGACTGTTGCTATCCTAGCTAACAAGGCAGCCGCCGCGAGAGAGGTTCTGTCGCGCTTTCAGATTATGTATGAGCACCTGCCAGTGTGGTTACAACAGGGCGTTACTACGTGGAATAAGGGTGATATAGAACTGGAGAATGGTTCCAAGGTATTTACAGCCGCAACATCATCGAGTGCTATTCGTGGGCGTTCTGTCAATATGTTGTATGTTGATGAGGCTGCTATCATTCCGAACAACGTGGCCGAAGATTTCTTTACTTCTGTTTATCCTACAATTTCTGCCGGTGAGACTACCAAGATTCTGCTATCATCCACCCCATTAGGTTACAATCACTTTTGGAAATTCTGGAATGATGCAGAGGAAGATCGCAACGGGTTCGTAAACCTTTTCATACCATACTGGGAAATACCAGGCCGTGATGAGAATTGGGCAAACGAACAGCGAAGACTTCTGGGAGATCTGAAATACAATCAGGAAGTGTTATGTAAATTTCTTGGTTCGAGTTTGACGCTGATCAACTCGGATCATATTGCGCAAATGTCAATAGTTCAACCCATATATCAAAACGATGGGCTGGACATTTTCGAAGAACCACAGGAGGGGCATACTTACGTTATTGTTGCAGATACCGCGAAAGGTGTTGGTGGTGATCATTCTGCATTTGTAACTGTGGATGTTGGTCAAAACCCTTTTAAAATTGTAGCAAAATATAGAAACAATAGAATTAGCCCGATGCTATACCCTTCGGTCATTCATTCTGTTGCAATGAAATACAATGAAGCGTTTGTTCTTATAGAAATCAATTCGTCAGAACAGGTCGCACATATTATGTACAATGAGTACGAGTACGAAAACATTTTGTTTGTCAGTAGATCATCCAAAGGGCAACGACTCGCCAGCGGTTTTGGTGGGAGTGGTAAGATGGAATATGGTATTACGACTGACAAAAAAATAAAACGAATCGGATGTTCGACATTTAAATCGTTAATAGAAGAAAAGAAATTGTTAATTTCTGACGCAGACATTATTTCTGAGATATCAACTTTCATTGAGAGAAAAGGTAGCTATTCGGCTGACGAAGGGTACCATGATGACTTAGTAATGACCTTGGTACTATTTTCTTGGTTGTTCACTGATCCATTTTTCAAAGATTTGACAGATATAAATATCAGAAAGGATATGTATGAATCACGGATAGAGATGATAGAGAACTCTGTTGTACCTTTCGGATTTATAAATACAGGATTGGAAGAAGAATCTTACGTTGATGATTCTGGTCAAACTTGGGAAATTAACAATAACTACTTAAAAAACGACTTTTTATAAATAATCTTGAATGAAAATATTAATGATTTTACGTGATTCCGATTATAAAATTTAACTAAAGGAGAATAACAATGGCAATTAACCTTCAATCGCCCGGAATAAAAATTTCCGAAAGAGATCAGGTAACGTCAGTTGGAAGCGTTGGTACAACTACCGGCGCAGCAGTTGGCGCATTTTCTTGGGGGCCACTTGATGAGGCGACTCTGGTCACTAGTGAATCAGATCTTGTCAAAAAATTTGGTGCTCCAACTCTTACAAATAACGTAGATTTTTTGTCTGCCGCAGCCTTTCTTTCATATTCAGCTTCTGAGTATGTTGTGCGTGTTGCTGGAACTGGCGCTTTAAATGCTACAGCATCTGGTACTGGTCAATTAATTTCAAATGACGATGCCTATATTGGTGCAACTTTAACCGCTGCTGGGCACTGGGTCGCAAAACACGCTGGTGTTCTGGGTAACTCAATCAAAGTAGTAATTTGTGAAAGCACTGCCGCATTTGATTCCGCAGAATTTGCTGATTACAAGAACTTTTTTGATGTTGCTCCTGGCACTTCAGATCACGTTTCTGCACTGGCTGGATCTCTTGACGAACTTCACGTTGCAGTTATCGATGAAGACGGCGAAATCACAGGCGTTCCTGGCCAACTTCTTGAGAAGTTTGAGTCAGTATCTAAAGCCTCTGATGCACGTAAGATCGACGGTGGAACTAACTACTACAAAGACGTTATCAATAACGAATCTATGTATGTTCGTTGGGCTAATCACGTTGCAGCTATTCCTGAAAAGACCGCAGTAATCACAGATGCTGTTTTCTCGGTAGATAAAGTTACCTATACCTCTGCTGCTCACACACTTCTCGTTGGAGAAACAGTTGTAGTAACTGGTGTTGTTGATTCTGCAACTGGTGGTGAATTTGATCTCACTGGTGCTATCACAGTTGTTACTAGCAGTACTTTCGAAATCGCCGCGACTGGTATCACAAACACTTATGTTTCTGATGGTTTGGGTACAGTAGGCGCGCAAGGAACCAACTGGGGAACAGCCTCTGCTGGAACTACATTCACCGATGGTGGTGTGGCAACGGTTCATGTTGATTCATTGACTGACGGTAACGATGGCGCTGCTGTTGCATCTGCTGAATATATCG